CTTTAGGAATTAATTTGTCAGCTACTTTGTTAGCTAGACTGCCTAGTCCTTTTTTGATTTTGCTTCCAATACCGAAGGCCATTTATTCTCCCGATTCTGCACCAATAGGTGGCATCTCTAATATATTAACTTTAATATCTACAGCTTTGGTGGTGGACCATAGTTGGCCACACTGTGGGCAGGTGCCGATTGCCTGTTCTTCTGAATTTACCTCATAATCGCAATTTTTGCAATAGATTCTCTGATAAACTTCAGGCTGTATAACAGGTATTTGTTGGCCATCTACAGTCTTGTATGATATAGGCTTACCCTCTTTAATTAATTTCATTACGTAATCTCTAATACTGATAACAATACATGTAATCTGTTAGCTGTAGCTGCAGTGGCTTTTATTATGTCACCTTCATTAGCTACTAAGGGTTGTGATAATATTTCTATAGCTGTATTAGCTGCAACTGCTTTTACTGTTTCAATAGCAAATACAGCGGAGTCTCCTCTAGTCACGGTCAACGTTACAGTGTCCGCGCTCCCCGAGTCGTTGGCCACGCGTATTGATTTAATAATAGCTGTAGTTGACTCTGTAGCAGGCACAGTTGTGTCGTCTGTTGTTGGCACAGTGTATATTGTGGTTGCGTCTGTTGTTGTTAGGTCAACAGGTTTTAATAAAAATGTATCAGCCAATGTACCAACTCCTTGCTAGTGTTTCGTCTTTTGTTTGTTGTTCATAACTAAAATTTAATTGTGTTACAATTTGTTCTAGCTCACGAATTAATGTGTCAAACTGTGATCGCTCGTATTCTGTTGTTGCTTGTGGTAGTCTACCTACTATTATCTTAGCCATTATCGACCTCCATCTGGTTTTACATCTAATCGCAATGTACCAAATCTCCATTTATCATTAACAGCACTACTAGATATCACCATATTTGCTTGTCGACCACGACCACGTGTGTCAATTTTTGTAGTCGTAGGGGTTACAGTAGAAGCGTTAATTCTAACATTAGAATAGTTGGTAACTTTTCTATTACTAGCATGACCAACAGCTGACGTTCCATTTGTGCCTCTAGTTATAGTGCCACCTAGTTCATTTGTTGTTTTGTTATTGTCTGTATATGTAATTAATTCTGTACCAATCAATACTGTACCTGATGTTGGAAATTCATTTGAGTCTTTTAATTCTATGACAGAACCTGTTGGTGAAGTAGAAGCTAATGTTGCCGACAACGCTGTTGTAGTTGTAGTTTGTGAGTAGTCTTTAAAACTTAACAATACATCTGCACTGCCTTTTTGTTCTTTAAAGTCAGGTATAAATCTACTAATAGACAACATGTCTTCTCCGTCTTGTATATCAAAATCACCTGATTGTAAGAAACATTCAATAGGGTTAACGTCATCATTGTTGCCATCTTCATGAGAATAAATAAGAGACGCACCATCTGTTAAACCAAGAACAGTAGGCACTGTACCTAAAGATGTAGGCTCATACTCTGTAGCATAAGGAACTTGATACACACCTCTGTCTAACCATGTTGTACGAGCTAATGAATTTGTATACCAAAGGTTTTCTAAATAATTAAATGTAACAGAACGATCAATAAAATTAGATTGTTCACTAGCATAAAACCATGTTATTTCGTTAAAGTCTGTGTTTAATCCAACATATACTAATTGTTGTTGCGTAATACTAAAGTCATCAAACACATAATCTTGTACTGTACACGGTAATTTTTTAACAGCACCATCAAACATATAGAAAGCCTGTTGACTCATCCAGAATGTCGTACCATTAACATCAACCGCACAATGCGCGGACACCGCTCCACAGTTAGCTGCAATTTGGTTAAGACCAAATATAAAAGGTGGACCTACAAACTGCAATGAATGCATGGATGTATCTGTCCATATTAAAATAGAACCCCTAGATCTTACAGTTGTCATTATCTTAGAACCATCTTGTATTCTAAATGATCCGGCTGTGTTTATGCTAGAAGGAGCCCATGTTGTAAAATCTTCTTGTGATGAAAATCTAAGAAATAAATCATCTTGTGATGTTGTGCTACCAGGAGTTGTTTCTGTACCCATTAAAATTAAATGTCTATCAGGTGTAGATAATATTAAATGCCTGGATGCTGTTGGTGCATTGCCACTAGCAACTGCAGCTCTAGTTGTTTGACCTGCAGATTTATCCCAACGATATAAAGAACTGTTACTAGCAAGTGCCAGTAAGTCTTCACCAAAGTTTTCGAACACCCAATACCTAGAATCAATTGTTGTAGCTGATGTAGAAGAGGCTCTGTTCCAACCAACATAATTTGTGGCTGAGTTTGATGCATCTAATATAATTGTAACAACTGCATTATCCGCGTGTGATGTTGCAGCATGACTACCAGTAGCACCGGTTACTTGTAGTGCAGTTGTAGCTATACCTTTAATACCACGAGTTACAGTTAACACATGTGTAGATATACCAGTTATTTTCATTATTTCTTGGTCGATTAAAATAAAATCATTAACAGCAAATTTACTACCATCATCTACTGTAATTGTACCACTACCATTATCTGCTCCGTTTAGTGCATCTTGTATTAATGTTCCGTTAGTACCGTTCCATGCTGAAATACCCCAACCATAACCATAGATGTTTACTTCAGGTCCAACACTAATTTGATATTCTACATCCACGGTGCTCGATCCACCACCCGTTGCAGTGCTACTCGCATTACTTGAATGTGTAACCGTATAGACACTAGAACTAATAATAGATGTAATTTCAAACTCTGCATTCATGTCAAGGCCACCAACAGCTGATGCATTACTAAAAGTAACGAAGTCACCTTTAGTTGCTCCATGACCAGAATCAGTTACAGTCACAACAGCTGATCCACTGCTTGTTACAAATGGATTTGTAAGATTGGCTTGCGTTGCACGGATAGGTGTAATGTCTAAAATTGCACCCTCAACATATAGATATAATTTTTTATCAGTACCAAGAGCCAAGTGTCTTGTACCGTCGAGCGAGGACCAAGCAAACTGATCACGCACTGCTCCTATTAATTTTTCATTTGTAAGTTTTGTCCAACCACCTATTTTTTCTGGCTGACCATAACGAAACCGTATGTTCTCACCATCTATCCATTTACCTTCGGCACCGTACTCAGTGCTTTGTTTGTCAAATCCCGGTGCAAATTTTATTGAAGCTAATGGCATTAATTCACCTGTAAAAATTTAAAAGACACAAAACCTGCTCCACCTTGGCCTCCAAGACTACGGGCTATATTTCCTAACGCAGAACCACCGCCTCCTCCAGAACCTTCACTACCATTACCACCTGGACTTGTTGAACCAGAACTAGAACCAGTGCCACCAGCTTGAAAATTACTTGCACCACCATTACCACCTGCTCCGTTTGTATTGTCTCCATTAAAATGATTACCGGCTGAGTTATTGACAGCATTGCCACCAACACCAGTACCACCACTTCCAGATGAATTTGCAAAACTTGATACAGCTGTGCCACCACTAGTTGTTCCTGAAGTTAAAGCTGTACCATTAATTGTTGCACCACCACCAGATCCAGCTCCTTGGGTTCGTTTTGGTCCTTGAACACCGCCACCACCATTAGTAGCACCGCTGCCACCTGCTAGTGTAATTAATGTTCCTGTAGAGCTCCCAGAAACTGTAGTTGTACCACCACTAACAGCATCCGATGTATCTCCCCATAAAATTCCAAAACTAGTTAGAAAACCAGCACCATACCCACTGTTCGAAGAATAACTAGAATTACTAGCTTTACCAGAACCACCAGCACCAATAGTGAATGTAATAGTTTCGCCTGCCGTAACATTAAATACTTTTTCACTTACAAAACCACCGGCTCCTCCTCCTGGACCAGAAGACTCAACACCAGATCTGTCATAACCTAAACCGTTTAAACCTTCTCCACCTCCACCAACAGCTTGATTAATAAGTATAGCATTTGCTCCAGCTGTAACAACTGCAGTCGTTGAAGAAGTTATTGTTGTAAAAGAACCTGGTTCTGCA